GTTGAGCTGCCCGTCGTAGAAAATTTCCACATCTGCATCTACGGCTACGTTGGGCTTGAACCACATGGAGTAGGAGCGTGTCCCTGCTGCGATGCTTGTGGCAGTCAGCTTCTCGCTGTTCGCCGCCACGAAGCTGGCCGCCGCGCCGTCCATCGCATCGCCCGCGTTGATGATGCTGCCCACCGTGTTGTTGTCCGTGAGGTGGTTTGTGCCGTGCGAGTCGTAGCGCACGCCGCTCTGCTCGTCCATCTCCCACCAACTGACCAGCCCGGTGAGGAGGCCAGCAGGGAGGTCGGCGTAGCGGAGACCGTTGCCGGCGGCGAAGAGGGCGGTGCGCTCGTCGGAGGTGAGGGCACGGGAGTAGAGGGCCACACTACTGGCAGACCCGTCGGAGTAGCTGCCCCCCGCCTCTTGCCCAACCGTGAAGTTGGATGCGCCGGGGTTATTGAACTGCGTGGCCGTTACTGGGGTGCCGACGGCTTCCCCATTCAGCCAGAGCTGCACCGTGCCCGGCTGCGTCACCTCACCGACCAGCAGGTTCCAGCCGCCATACGACGCTGTCGTAACGTAGACCCCCACATCACGGTAGGCCGCCCCATCGAACGAGCGCACTTGCACAAAGAGGCGACCGTCATTGACATCGTAGGCTTGAAGCCGCAGAAAGAGCGGATTAGGCGCAGCGATGTCGAACGTGAACCATCCCGCAGGAGCGGGGTTGACCCACGCCGCGAGGGTGTAGGTCACACCGGATTGGGGGGTGATAACTCCAGCCTTGGTCAGGCTCTCGCTGTTCGCAGCCACGAAGCTCGCCACCGTCCCTTCCGGCCCGCGCAGCTTCGCGCCCACGGTGTTGTTGTCGGTGAGATGATTCGTCCCTACAACGTCACTCCTGACACCGCTAACCTCGTTGAGTGGCCAATACGAGATAAGGCCCTGCAAGAGGGTAGACTGCGCCACTCCTACGACAACACGTCGCAGCAGATCATACAGGCCCATCCCCATGCCGATGCGCATTCGTCACCCCTTAAGAAGGACAGTATCCATAATTGTCTTGGATATTAACGGCGTCAACACCTTGTACCACCAGATAGTTTCCTGACGCTTCTCCTCTAATCCATACAGTTCTATCACCAAGCTGATTGCAAGCAAACGCATAAGAGGCGGCCCATGGCCCAGTGTCTCCAGCGTAACTAATTTCGAAGTTGCTATAGCTTCCAGCGTCATCTACCACACTTGACGCTGCCACAACGGCATCATCATCTGGAGGCACTGCTGCAATTTCCGCCACCCATTGCGCCTTTAGGGTAAACGGCGATAGAGGCAGAATTGGGCTATCTTGCTCAGATAGACTCATCCCTAAACTACGGCGCATGCTCGACCCCTTACCAGAGATTGATGATCAACGTAGCGGTGGTGCCTGCGGCCTTCACTCTCTTAGCGCGAATCGGCAGTATTGTCCCCGCCAACACGCCAGAGAATACGACCGCCTCGCCGCCCATCATAAGTACCGCCACATCGCCAGCGCCGCCTACGAACAGTGCCCTTGACATGAACTCTAGGTCACTACCGTCGTTTGGCGTAACCGAAGCTGCGTGAGTAGCAGGCTGCCCAACCCCACCCTGCGAAACATCTGTTGCCATATCTTACTCCTCAAAGTTCTCTGCATCGCCGTCTTCTTCAAGCTCTTCATCGAGAACCGGCTCATCCTCGACAGAGTCTGCACTTAGCCCGCAGGCCGCAAGCATCTCAAACAACTCTTCATCGCTCAGATGTAGCGAGTGCGCGGTAGCATCAATCACCAGCCCGCCATGCTCTGTGGGAGTGAACGTGAATCCCCTAACCCTATATCCAGCCATAACTACCTCTTCGCTAAGTCGAAAACCATACGCTCGCCCTTGCGTATCCTGTTAAATTTCTGAGTCCCAAATTGTAACCCAAGCTCCTTCATTAGGTGCCTGCGCTCACTGCGGCTATTAATCATGATGCCCTTTGACCCACGCTCGTTCACGGCGTTGCAACGCGGATCCTTACGATCCAAAAGCTGCACGTCTACATATGGCTCAAATGCGTCATCGAATCCGTGCATCTCCCCATGGTCGTCCGGGTTGCCCTTACAAAACGGAAACCCACCGATACCATACTCGCCGCCACACTTCTCACACTTGACTGTTTCCATACACCCCTCTAGAACTTAAATGCGCGAAGCAGCATGTCGAGCATCGGCTCCATCTCCTGCTGCCTGTGGACCATCTGCCCCATCTGCTCTGCCGCTGCTACGTTATCGAACTTCCCTAGGTTCTCGCCTGTAGCCAAGTAGTGCTTCCATGCGTCGTCTGAAGATAAGATCTGCCCATTGACAACTCTTGGGTATAGCACCTCTTGCCCATTCTGACCAGAGCTTTCGGAGAAGACCGTCGAGACCCCACCCTCTGGGTTTGGCACAGACGGACGATGGCTTAGATTGATGTTCCCAGCGCTAAGCTGCCCCGGCAAAAGTGGGTTGCCCATTACTGTGCCTTCTGATTAGGCTGAGGCCCGCCAGACGTGCCAGATCCCGGCTGCGGACTCGCATTCCCAGCCTGCGGTGCTACGCCTGTCGGCCCCGGCCCGCCCATCATAGCCATCTGCTGCTCCATCATCATCTTCTGCTGGAGGGCCATAAAGATGTTCTGCTGGTCGTTGCTGTTGCGGATTCCCATCAGGTTGAGCAGGGTCTTCGACAACGGAGGCGACATAGCAAGAAGCTGACCTACACCCGGAGACGACAGCATCCCAAGCGCCTGAATCAGCCTGTTGCCGTACTGCTCCTCAGTCACCGGAGAGAGCGACTCTACGTCCACAGTGAAGTCCCACTGCATGCCATCATCGGCGGCTTGAAGCTGCTCTGGTGTTACTTGCTGATATTGCTGGGCAATGACACCCGGCAATCCTAGGACTTGCTTCGGCTGCCCCATTGGGTTACCAAGAGGCAACCCGTCGGCGCTCATGGCCTGCTGGGGCTGCTGCTCGTAGAGGCCCGGAGGAGCGGCGTCCAAAGCGCCCGGAGTCCCCGGCATTGATGGCCCAGTCCCCGGCAACGCAGCAGGGTCCATGGATTGCTCGATACCAGTCGCCTGTAAGTTAGAGTGCATCAATTGCATGTACTGCGAGTACTGCTGCCCGATAATCTGCGCCTCCATCCCGTACGACTGAGATGTTGGGTCGGAGTTCATGATGACCCACTGAGGCAGCGTCATACGCTCTAAGGCGCACTTGATCAGGTTATTGCAGATATCCGCTAGCCATTCTGCCACTTCCTGCTGCTCGTATGAGTCGCGAACCTCACCCTTGGCACCCATGGCCTCGACCTCAGTGGCGGTCGGCTTGCCGCCAGCGCCACGGGTCATACGATCCACAGGAGACGATGCGGCTTGCTCTGCGAAGCCAGAGTCGGCCAGCGCTAATGTTCTAAGGACAGCATCAGAGATCTGCGGCATCGGAACCGGTATGATAGAGTTTAGGTTGCCGTTTTCAGCAGCAACCATCGTGAAGAACTCGTCGGTCTCAAGCTTCTCTAGCTCGTCGGAGTTGAAAGACGCCTTGTCGTAGATATAGCGTGGGCGAGTACCCTTGCGGACAATGCGTAGCCATTCACGGCTATCGTTAAACTCGTCCTGCTCCATCAATTGGTTGTAAACCGGTGGGTTTGGATACCACTCGCCCGGCATTATCTCAAATCGCAAAATCGATAGTGGAAGATAGAAATAATCCGATACCTTTAAAATTCTGTCGTGGCCCTCAGCGAGCACATAGCGCTTCTTCTCTCGCTGGTCCCAGATCTTCCAGATGCGCACCATGTCTGGCGGCACATCCTTGGCCTTGTCATCGCGGAGGGTCGGCAGTAGCTCCTGATCAAGTCCGCTACCACCTTCGGTTACCAAGCTGGTCGTAGCCTTAAGGTCTTCTACGCCCTCAAATGAATCACAACGCTTCACGTCCTCTACCAGCATCCACTCCCAATACCCAACCCAGTCCTGAGTCTCAATCGGAGAGCGGTCATTGGAAGACACGTAGAACTGACGCGCAGGGATATGCTTGACGTAGAACGTCTCAGCGTGAGGAACCTCCTGAAGCTTCATTAGCTCCTCTTCCTCTGAGCCTTCCTCTTCGATGGCACCGATGCCCTCAAGATCCTTGCGGATCTCTTCATTCTCGACCAACGGTGGCTTCTTGAGGAATGGGTTGTCGCCCCAATCCGCAGAGTACCCAACCTCAACTACGCCATACGCCCAATGTGCCTCCTTGAGAGCCATCATCGTCTCTGGCTTAAAGCGGGTCTTGCGCTGACGCACGATGGTATTGATAGTGTCCTGTAGCAGCGTAGCGCGGTCATGTACCTGCGAGCCTACGCTATCAGCACGGCCATACGACGGCTTAACCCGGACATACGGGAAGTAGTAGAACAGGGCCGGAATCCTCGTCTTCAGCCCCGCGAGGATCTTGTTGATCTGGTACTTACGGTCGCCCTGAGCGTCTAGCTCATCCTGCTGGTCACGCTGGAAGCCACGGACGTAGTCGTGGGATCGGTCGATCTCATAGTCGTCCTCCCACTTCTGCTTCTGCTTCTTGGCATTGCTGACACGCTTAAACCAAATGCGGACGAGGTCTTCATCCTTCTTGGCCTGCTCAGCGTCATCGGCCTCCTCTGGAGGAAGGAGCATCCCGGCGCTGGGATCTGTACCTTCGGTTTCTAGGAAATCACCGACAGGCACGTCACCGAAAGGGGCATCTAACGGGTTAATTGGTGTGCTCATAGCTCTACTCTACCATCCTTAGTATCCACCGCCGCGTGACATCCAGCGCCGCTTTTTCTCAAACTTGTCCTTAAACGGTGGCCGCGTATCTAGAACAGGCGGAAGGGTTACTATCACCCTCCCGTCTGGCTTAGCGTCTGCTGTTAGTTTACGCCTATCGACTGGTGCTGAGGCAGAGATAGGATGACTATTCACCACGTAGCGGACACAGTCCAGAGCGTGATCGGGGATGGATGGGTCACGCTCGTCGGAGTATATTGGCTTCCCGTCGTTTTCTCCCACCACCAATCGCTTGGCGTTTCTAATCTCCCTGATGGAATGGTCGCATCCGTGGGGGTGATCATCGGATTGGGATACGAAGTAGATGTGAGGAGCGCCTCGCTCTCCAGTAAGCGGGTGCTTGTGATTTCCATCAATCCGTAGGTACTGAGAAAGTCGCTGACGGGACAGCGCCTCGTTCTTGTCCGCAGGAGTCCAATAGATCGCCGTGTCTTCTTGGATAATCTTGCGGTCGGTATACTCGTCAGAGACCGACCATCTCTGCTGACGACGAGAGTACCCGGTGATGTTGCGCGTCTTGTCGAAAATACTCGCGTCTGCGATATTGCTACGGAAGGTAAGCGGCTTCGATAGTTGCGTGATTGACCGACGATGATCGGCAATGTTGAACTCCTTCCCATCGTCCGTAATACCCGGTTGGTAGTACTCCTGCCAGAAAAAAATGTTATTGTTCTGGTCTACGCCATACCAGAGGCAGCACGTTGGAGCGGAGTCTCCGTGGTCGAGTACGCGCCCAAGAAGGCAGGTGTTCTCAATCCATGACACAAGCTCAGGGGTATACTCCAGCACTGACATCTCGTCTAGTCGGAAGATGTGGCCCTTAGACCTAACCCACTCGCCGCGTACGAAACGCGCAACGTAATCTTCGTCCTGCTGGAGCAGGATATCGACGTTCTGCTCGCCAGCAAACTTGTTCTCCGTCGTCGGCATCATGATCTGCCGATAGCCCTGCTTTGACCACTTTTCCTGAAACTGCTTCGACTCTAGAGAGAAACGCTGCCAAAGCCAATGAAGTTCAGGATCGCCATCTTCGGCAGGGTTGGCAGTCAGAACGCAAGAGATCGGAGGAACAGGATGCCCCGCCCTGTTCTTCCATGGCCATGGCCCCTCATGTGCATCCAACACCCACTTCGGAACCTTCGCGCCCTTCCAACGGCCCAGACGACCTAGGAGCACGGTGAACGTACGCTCCTGCATCTGCTCAGCCTGATCGAGGATGGCCCCGTTGATTTCGAGACCCTTCAGGATTGTGGCGCTGTTGGGGGAGTCGAGGTGGTGGAAGATAAAGCTCGACCCATTATCAAACACCACCTCTTGGGCGTTGTTGACTTTGGTCCGCTTTGGATCAATCCACTGGTCAAAAGACGGACGGGTCGTCAGCGTCAGGTCTTTGAACGTCTTCCTGAGCACTGCGACCTTATAACCGGGGAAGTTGTCGCATAGGGCAAGCATGTGCAATATCGCACCGCTTGTCTTGCCTGAGTTGAACCCGCCCATCGCGAGCAGCGGAGTACCGGGAGCGGCCTCAACAAGCTCTTGCTGCTTAGGCGAGGCCCAGTCAAATGCTATAGGCCCGTCCTCTTCCTCATGTTGTTTCTTCTGCTCCACCATGCATTCCTACCTCTTCTGCCTCTACATCGATTGTCTCTGGAATTTCGAGGGGCATGATTGGTGCCACAACCTTGTTCTGCCATGGGAAGCGAGTCCCGACCGGGAACACAACAAGCGGCTGTGTAGGAGCAACGTACCCCTCAACCTGAAGCTCCTTATAACGGTTCGCAAGGCGAACGGCAGCATTGAATGCCAGCTTCACGCCTTCAAGCTGACGATCCGTGTTCTTCTTATCTCCAATCATGTCGCCTACCACGTTAGCAGATGCGTTCGCCAACTGAAAGACACGAGACTCAAACATCTGCCGCGACCTTTCGGCAGCGAGACGAAGCTCCTCGTTAAACAGATCTGTCTTGAGCCAGCCCGCGAGCATGCTTACAGGAATGCCCATAGCATCCGCAACGTTGTCCTGCGATTGCCCTGTGCTGAGTAAGGCTAAAGCTTGGGTCTGCTTAGGAGTGAGCTTCGTTCGCTTTTTCATGGCCTACTCCGAATTCTCGCCTAACGGGACTATGCCGGGGATACACTGACACCATGGCAGCGTAGCGACTTGGAAGCCTGAGGCGTTCTTGTGCCCGCCCCCGCCAAAGCGCTGCGCGATCTCCGACACATCAAAGTCCCCACGGGAACGAAGGGAGAACTGCCACATGCCATCGGCACGCCTGAAGTAGCCCATTGCGAATGGCGCGTCTGGATGCCTCTCAGCCAGCTTCCCAACATGATCTGAGATGTTCATGTACTGAGTGTTGATGCATGGCACATCAAACTCATCGATTTTCTCAATGGTTGCATTGGCGCACGCCTTGTCCCCGTAGTTGTCGATGTAGCGCAGAATGGAACGGCCACCCTCCGATACCCTCTGATAACCCATGGCGTGCATAGCGTCCCACTCAGCAAAGGTCATCGGGACAGAGGAAGTAAACGCGGAAACCTCCCTAGAGTTAGGCAACTTCCAAGCCCATAGGTCACGGTCTTCTATGTAGTCAACCAACCATAGGCTACGGCCATTAGGCTGCGGAATGTGCGACCCGGCTCGCTTAGCGTACTCGCGCTCTAGCTCGTCATATAGAATCCCGGCCCCACTGCGGTGCATGTCGAAAACGACCTTGTCATCCTTCCTCTGCAACCCGCTATTCCAAACCTCTGTGAGAATGTCCTTGAGATCAGCTTCAGCGGTCTTGTGATGATCGAAAATCAACGTCCGCATCGAGGGCTTGATCACCTTGTCAATGAGCGTTTGACGCGGGTATGAGAAGTCTACCAACCAGACTTCCTTTCCCTTGCAATCAGGCGGCTCCTCGCCATATTGCGCCGGGTGGTACGTCACGGGCCTGTCGATGATCGACATTCCCCTCTTCTTGAAGTGTTCGAACACCCACGCAGCCGTGAACCCGTCGAAGCACTTCCCGTGATAGATAAACAGAATTTCCGGTCTCATTAAATGCCCTCTCCCTTGCACCTACAGAACTTTGGTGGCCTCTGAGTGAGAAACTGCTTCACCGCAGCGATCCCCCTCCAGAAGTACATCCGCCGACATAGGCGGCAAAACGAGTGGCCGCACTTGTTGCAGTAAACCACTTCGCCTTGCCCTCCGCATAAGCAACAGGTCACGGTCTCCAGCGCCGCTTGTAATGAAGGCACATAGCCCCACCCTCGCTGCCGACACAAACTACCCTAACGGTTGGATCCTTCATTAGATCACGAACGGCATCAAGTCCCGTGTGATAGTTATGACTCTCTCTCGTACGCTCCCACCCATTCTTGCCCCATGGCTTGTAGTGGTAGTAGAGTCGAACGCCCCTGCTCGTCATTCGTCTTGGCTTTGTCGTCATTACGCATCCTGTCAATGGGCCGAAGCGGATGGTACGGTGATCCAAATCCCCAGCGCCAAGGTGATCCACGGCGTTGGGATCCGCAGATAGTTCCACTGGATCTTCAATCCCGATCCCGCACCCTTGGCAGTCTTCCAACATGCTGTTTCTGCCCATATGTATTGTCCCACAACTGCGATACGAAACAGGTACTTACGGTTACGCTGTACCTGAATCAACCACTTTGGCGGGTCACCGATCAACACCATCCACGTCCATCATGTCTGGGTTGATCTTGCCCTCTGTCTCCTGCCACGCGATAGCGAGAGCACGCCATGCGAGGTGGACGAGCGGATGTGCTCCGCTATCCTTGTCCACGCGCTCGCCGTGCTTCCACTTGTTCAGGTGCGAGAAGATGGCAGGCTCATGCGAACCGTCGCGCCACCACGGTGGCTTCTCGCCGCTCTGCCGCTTCTTGCTGCCATCACCCGTTACTGTCGCGAGCATCATGGTGAAGGTGTCGAGCACGACCTGTCTCTCACGCGCCCAGTCTTCGCTCATCGAGCCATCTTCTCCCTAAGAGTTGTCACGAAATCGTCATAATTCGTCATGAGGCTTACAGGACACCCATATACGTCTTCCCCCTCTGGTGCTCGCAGCGGATCCTTCTGACTCCAACGCTTCCAGTCCTTCTGCGTCTTCTGCACAGAGGCCACGATCATTGCCCCGGTCACCTTAGAGATAATGATGAAGCACATTGGCCTCCTGTCGCCCCACCTTGCCACCTTCTTCGCTGGGGTCATGATCTCTAGCTCGCGAGGATGGTCACCAATGTTTGTAAAAGCATACTTACGGGCATGAACCTCTACCCTATGACCAGCGATATCGATATCCTCTTCGTTTCGATACTTACTACGCTCCGACACATGGCTACGAATGCTCTTTGGCGTAAGGCTCACAGGGATTGGGTCGAGGTCAGCCTTAAGCCTCTCGTAGACAACAGTCTCCCACTTGTGTCCCTCTTCGAATTGCCTCCGCGCCTCCGGGTCGTTGGAAAGCCACGGTTTAGGCCAGTTCTCAGCCTTCTTGGCGAAGCATTGCTTACAGTAGTATTTGTTATTGTATCCCAAGAGATACAACCCGTCCTCCCTGATATCTCCGCAAAAGTCGCAGCCAACACAGGGAGGACGAGGACTTAGGACTGGCTTCTCCTTAAGAACGGGTGACATCGGGAAGCGTTTCGCCTACGGGCCATGCCCAGTGAACGACCTCGCACTCCTCACAGATGTAGCCCTGTAGGACAACAGGCTTAGAGTCTTCACCGCTCGTCGGCTCGATAAAGACTCGCTCTTGGATCTCTCCAACCTGTCGCTGTCCACGGCAGCAGATACACCTACGTGCTACTGTTTCGGCCATGTGTTAGCTCCATTCCATTCACACCTAGGGTCAACACCATCTGGGACGAGTCGGAGTGGTTGATGCTTGGGGTGCGCTTCTGCTTTCCCTTGGTCGAGGGTCTTACACGTCCAGTCGCAGCGCCTCCACGATGAGCAGCTTGCGGGGTGGTACGTCGAGGTTGGGATACTTGCTGAGCACCACCCGCTTTTCTCGTCCCTTTGGATGCAGATCTCGTCATACGAGGTGTACGCTTCGTGGTACGAGACTTCGTAGTGTTCTGAGTGACAGGGTGCGCAACCCACTGATCCCAGAATTGACACCCACAAGACGGACAGACATGCTGCGTTTCGAACCCCACTAGAAGGGGACTTCATCGTCAGTCGCAGGCCGACGGGCAGGCGCTTCTTCGTCTGTCGTACTGGCCTGCGCTCCGTTACGCACTCCACCCGGAGCACCCAGCAGGATGATGTTAGAGCCGAAGCCAGCAACACGGATTTTCGCCATCGTGCGCTTGTTGCCGCTCTTGTCTTCCCACTCGTCGTAAACCAGCTTGCCCTCTACGAAGAGCTTCTTACCCTTGGTGATGTAGTTCTGTAGAGCCTTTGCGAGCGCACCGAACACGTCGATACGGTGCCACTCCGTCTTCTCCTGCTTGCCCTGCTTGCCTTCCCACGTCTCCGTAGTAGCGAGCGAGAAGCTCATGATGGGATCTCCCGCTTGCGTGTAGCGGACCTCAGGATCCTTGCCAACGTTTCCGATCAACGACACTCTGTTCAAACTTGCCATAGCACCTACTCCTTAAATCTGCTCTCAAACCAAACGACATACTTGTACCACGCGCTCAGCAGCAGGGGCAGAGCGTGAGGCAGCGCCATCAGAATGGTGGCGCACCACAGGAGATCCTCAGTCACCATTCTTCCACGCAACGCCGCGAGGAAAGACGCCCAGCAGCACCAATGCTGCCAACCACATCTTGAACGTATACGCAATGCCCAACCCGAACAGTGTGTTGAGCGACCAGATCAGGCCCAGCGGCAGAAGCCATACGAGGCCAATGATCAGCAGACACCCACCTAGAACTAGCGGCATTACTGTCCCTTCCCCTTCTCGTCCGACTCAAACGTCTTCTTGAATCCGATATTCGCAGCCGTGTGCCACCACACGATGCCCTCAGGACGCATAAAGCCGGGAGACGCCTGAGATCCGTATGTGTTTAGCTCTTCCATTGCCACCTCGATAATCGTTGGCAAATTTGGCCCCTCATACAAGATCGGAACCCTGTTGACGAGGCCCCCGTTAACGGGCAGATCGCGCCAACGATGAACGTTGAAGAGCGAGAACTGCTTCGCCTTCTGGCCGTACCCACGCTGAATGCCCGGACCCCACCACTCACCAAAGTGGCGACCCTCGCCAAGGATGTGGACAAGATCGCCAAGATGATCGCTCACCCACTGTGCGAATCCTGAGTTGTCGCGTGATCCACCGGGGTAGATCCAGCGGTTCTTGCTGCCCACCCAGATGGCATACAACGTACCGTTCACGTCGAACGTGTCCAGCGGCGGATCGATCAGCCCACCGTCGATGATGGGGTGCCCATCGCCACTGTGCGATGTGATGCGGTCGGGCGTGATGTGCTCGATGGCAATCTGCCCGTTCGTACCGTCGATCTTCTCAGTAATGAAGACATCCCGCGACCAGCGAGCCATCTTCGGGAACTCAAAAAACTCCATATCTCCCCCTAAAACCATAACGACAGTGCGAAGCTTAGCATACTCCAAGTGATCATGAGGACCGCAATTACCATGAGTATGGCGTCTAGGTCACTTACTGAACCAACGAGGCTTGATTGGCTCTGGCACCGGCATCGGCTTGGGCGGCGAGGTGAACCCTCTTGCTTGCTCAAACATTTCCTCGCTGATGCCTCCAGTGAAAAGACACCGTGAGCAGATAGTGAGCAAATCGTATTGCCCATCCTTCCGCTGAATGTGGGTAGAAATGCCCTCGTAGATGGACGGTCCACACTTGAGGCATACGCAGCCGTCCTGCCGGGACCACCCTTGGAAGATCATTCGTGCGAGTTGTGCTCGCTGGCCTTATGCCCGCCGAAAACGTCGTTGGGGTGGTGATCGCAGATGTAGTGCTTGCAACCATAGCACCACTCAACGGAGCCTTCCGTCTGATCCTTACAGAGAAAGCACTGCTCGTCTGCATAACGTGCAGCAGAAGAGTTAGAGCGCATCGAAAAAGCGCCTCCGCTTCTTGGTAGCAGCCGTAGTCTTCGCCGCCACCTCTAACTCTGAGCGCAGGCGTAGCCGCTCTAAGCGCTCGTTGAGAGCCTTGTCGCGTGGCGTCTGCGGTGCTTCTGGTACGACTTGCTTCTTAGTGCGTCCCATGACTCCTCCTTACAGCGTTCTCTGCTGAAGCGTGTAGTACAGCTTCCCGTTCTTCTTCGCAGAGACCACCACGCTGATGATGCCCAGCACAGAAGGCGGCAGCATCATGACTTCAGCGTAGTCCGGCATGAACGGCGCTTCCGGGTTGTTGACCGATTCCGCGTAGCCCCGCAGGAACGCGCCGGTACGGATGAACACCAGCTTCTGGTCGTTGACCTTCTCCTCAACGGAGTCGATCTGGATGCGCGTCTGGAAGATCCCCGCGTACTGACGGTGCGTGTGTCCGGCGATGTAGATATCGGACGCCACGTTGTGCGACCAGTGCTGGAACGCGAGCATGTCTGCGCTAGCCGTGCCACCCTTGCGACCGGCATCGTGGTGAAGAGCTAGACGAACCTGTGCTCCATACCCCAGATCCACGCGGATCAGGCCCAGAGCGCCCACGAACTTGTTCCCGATACCCAGCTTGAGAGCAAGCTCCTGATCGCTCACTCGACCGTTGGCAAACGTCCAGAAGTGGTTGCCCACGGTAACGGCGACGATCTTGTCCTTTACTGGTTCAAGGAATTCAGCGAGGCCCTCAACCTGTGCGTAGGCGTACTCATCAATCGGCCTACGGGAGTTGGAGTCCTCGACGTAGGACGAGATGTGCTTGCGGTACTTCCCGCGTGCGAAGTCCAGCATGTCGCCACCCAGAGTGACGAGAGCGTGATCGTCGGCCTTAACGGCATCGCGCCATGCTTCCAACTTGTCGTGATCGTGTGCTGGCCAGTGAACGTCCGACAGCGGGTACAGCGTGAACGACGTACGGCCCTTCATGTCAATGGCTTCAACCTTCATAGACTCTCCTTGATCTGTCTCGCCCAAAACGCATTTATACGGCTTCCATACGACCCTACCATCTTCAGATTGTACTGCCTCACTCGCTCGATTACCCGCTCCCTAGTCTTGCGGTAATTGTTCCGATTGCGCTCGCAGTTTCTTTCCCTATTGCGCAAATACTTTCTTCTCTGTGCCGCTCTACGAGAGGGGTGCGGATTGCGAGATCTGTCGAAGATCCTCTGGCATTCCCGGCACCTGTTTTGGCTCGTTGCTCCAGTCACGTCCTTATCGTGGCCATTGCGACAGAGATTCAAGCTTCGCCTCCAGCCGCATGATGCGCTCTAGCGTGTCCTTCCATTCAGCATTCGTGATAGGAGCGGGCATGTTCTCGCACCACTGGGGATTGCATCCCTCAGGATACCGATAGGGCCTGCCGCAAAGCTGGCAGAAGTGCTCATCGTAGTACACGTCAAGTCCGATCATCTCTTCGCTCATGATGCACACGCACAAGCGGAGCAAATCTCGTCACCCGGTGAGGCAACGAACGTTCCGCACTTCTGGCAGTTTGTGTTGAGACCCTTCTCGCGTGCTCGCTGGCGTTGCTTGGCTACGCGGAGTTGTTCCTTGCGAACGTCCTCCTTGTACTTTTCGCGGTAGTGCTGGTGGGAAACCACCAACCATCGCCCGTCATCCAGTCGGATCATCCGACGCCCGTCGTGCTCTTTGTTTTTGGACGCTTTGTCGGGATTTGTGTGGATGTCCCATGCGGACTGAATGTCCTCGATGGGGACTCGCCACGCACGGGCGAGGAATTCCGGGTTGAGGGCTGTGCAGCCGTCTTGGTCGATGCTGCTGAGGATGGCTGTCCAGACCGCCCAAGGCAGGGGGCCGGACATGAAGGCGGTTGAGTACAGGGCTTGAGAATCCAATGGTGTGTACGGCACTTTCACCTCCGCAAACGAGTCTACACCCGGTCTGGGTACGAATGTTGACAGTGATGATGTCATCAACCGTCATCAAAAGTCATCTTCTGTGGTCTGGTATGGTCTGGTCTGGTCTGGTATGGTTCCTAGTTACTAGGTTTACGGATCTCAAGGAGGGGGTATCTAGTAAGTTAGAAGTTCCCTCTAGTAGTCTAAGGGAAGAAGAGAGACAAGGACCGTCTAGACCATCGTTAATGCACTCTTCGGGGGCAGGAGAGGTCGAGAACCAGAGCCAAGACAGGTAAAGTGTTAGGAGCCAGATAGTAATCCGTACCATCCTTCCCATGGTTTTGACAGAAAAAGTGGGTAGTTTTTCGGTCAAAAAAAGAGGGGGGGCCTGTTTTTGATCCCCGGCACCCCTTCTGCGTGCGGTTCGTGCCCCCGTAAGGCACACCCTACTCACAGCAAGTCACCAGATACCCACACCCACGGCACTGGAGCTTCCCCCCAGAGCTAGGATGGAGCGGGAGAGCACAACCGGGGCACCAACCGAAGGAGCTTCCCGATCCAAAGCACTCAGGACAGTCCCTCTGACCCGGCATGAAGTACCCCTCACCCTTACACTCAGGACACCGCTTCCGTGGACAGTCCACGCAAAGCTGCTCCAGAGGTCTCTCAGGATGGACGCAGGAGTCCGTAGCGCCCTCAGGACGAGACGTAGCTACCTCAGGCGGGTCCAGAGTCGCAAGACGCCTTAGCAACCCGTCCCAGCGCCTCAGAATCGTTTTAAGCCTCTCGTCTGGAGTCATCGTCATGCATCACATCACAGATAAGGGCGTGGTAACACCTCACGCATAGGTTCGTCTGCCACGCAGCAGGCGCATCCCCACACCGGTAACACGTAAACGGAGGCACGTTCACCTCAAATACCCAGTCCCAAAACCGATTCCAAGCCCTAGCTATCATCCCCATCTCCCTTTCTCAAAATTATAAGGCTCCCGTAACCCACATGCCAGACACTCCCGATAGTACAGCGTGTACTTCCAACTGTGCAGAGGCGGCCTAACCCACACCATAAATCCTTGATAGCACGACGCTCAAGCTCCTTTTGGCAAAAATATGGCGGTGGTGCTTGGGGTATGCGCTTCGCGATTTGATTTCGTCATCGGGGTCTATTACCGGGGGGGGATGCCCATTTAATTTCAGATGAGAGGGCAGTGCTCCAAAAAGCCGAAGCACTTGTGATGGGTAGCTCGCGAAACATCATCACTTAGCCTACTTTTCCACAGCGTAAGTCATTGAACTTCAAGAAACCGTAGAACGACGCTAGAGGGTATGCCCATGGCTAGGGGTAGGCTGCGGGGAGGTACGCTCAGCGAGGCGTATAGGCGCTCTAGTGACGTTCTCGTCTGCGACGTGCAATCAAACCTCGTAAGCCCTTGAGAATGGTCGGAGAGCAACAGCATATAATTCATGTTAGCGGTAGCTGTCAGACTGTGCAGAGGGAATTGTCTTCACCTCTTGCTGAGCCAGCCCGTCATGCGCCACGGCGTCCCCTTAGCTTCCTCTCGCACGATGGCTACATGATCAGCTACGCGCCTCAGGGCTAGCTCTACGTCGCCCCTCAGTGCCGCCTGCCATGCTGCGTCTAGATCGTCAACGTGCATCCTCGCCACCGCTCTCTCTAGCGTCTGCACTCGCACCGTCCTCTTGCGCACTGCTAGACGTGAGAGGTTGTCTCTCAACGTCTGCGCTCTCGTCGCCTCGCTCAACAGTGTCGAGAGCAGCACGTCCGCTCTCATCCTTCCCCGTGGCATCGTCTCGCGCATCGTCTGGTACCGTGCTTCGATAGTCATCTGCTGTAGCTCTCCTCTGCTCTGTCCTGCGAGCGTGCCTCAGTGCCTCACGCCACCTCTCGTCTGCTGCCTTGCGTCTCGCATCTCGCATGGCACGTTGTGCCGGTGTACCTCTCAGTCCGATGGCTGCGGCTGCCTCTTGCTGCGCGTCATGTAGAGCGAGTAGAAGCTCGCGAGTCATGCTGACCGACTGCGGTGTCCTCATGGTCAACAGTGTCTCGCGGTGTCTGGTGCAGTCATCTCTTTGCAACATTGTCCCAAACTCTGATGACTGAAACGCTGTTGATTCCATTAGGGTTACAACTATCTTTGTCCAGACCCTCTTTTTCTTGTTGACACTGTCACTGGACATGGTAGTCTCTCCTTGCCGACCGATGCTGGTCGGGGCTGTTTGACAACCTACCGGGCAGGAAAGGCGAGGCCGGTGGCTCTCCCTCTCTTGTGCGCGGTCCCGTCTTGGGCGTCCCTCTTCGGAGTGGGCAAAGTTCCTGTACGCAAGCGCATGAGCAGCGGAGGGCCAGCGTACCGGGTAGACCCCTGCTAGCAGTCGTTGCACTTCGTTGTGCGCCTTCACTTCGATGGTAGAGGCGACAGTGAGCTAAGACTCAGCGCAAGCAACTCTCCGGCGCGAGCCGCATGGGTGATGTGCCTAAGCGAGTCAGGCTCTCAACTTTGCAACCTGCGCCATCCAGCGGCTACCGGGCGAACGGTAGGCTCTTTGGAGTGGTGGCGCGGGCGGTAAGCTTGAGAGCGCACGGGCAGTAGCATCTGTCGCGAGACGCGGTCGAAACGGGCATCCACAGGGAAGCGTTGCAAGCTAGCAGGTGCGGCACCTCAGAATCCTGTGAAGCCTCTTAGGGTAGTCATGGGCGACCGCGTGACGCGGTTCACGGGTACCTCACACTCCAGCGCATCGGAGCACAGTGAAGAAAACGTGGACGGCAGTGCAAGGGATTGCACGGCGCGGAACACTGTCCGCATCCAAACCCATAATAGTCCCCGCAAGAGTGGCGTATCGCCAGTGCGAGATTCAGATCCGATTGGTGAGAGCGGAGCCAGACTCCGCGAGTCACATGGGATAGACGGGAATGACCTGACAGAAACGAATTGACTATGTGTGAGAGGCAAGAGGAGAGGGCGAGGTAGAACACATCCTGCCTCGCTCTCATCTTTAGATCCTCGCGGCAGGCGCGTACAGCCCCTGCCCCACTCGCCAGAGAGTGTCCACTGAGTGGGCGAGGATCGAAGGATGAGACATTGACGTTTCACTGACGCATGGAGGATGAAATGATCCAGCAGATCACGCTCGACAGCACGGCCCGCAAGGCGACCGCCAAGGTCGCGACGGTCAACGCCCTGCTGCGCAAGGCAGGCATCGAGGCCAAGCTCTACGCTGGCCGGGGCTACTACTACTGGTCGGGCGAGGGCTGCCTCGCGTGGCCTTCGGTCTACATCTACCGCATGGATCAGGTGGACATGGGCTGGATGGTGGACGAGATCAACGACAACCTCAAGTACCACTCGTTCTAACCCGACACTGTCAAGGAGAATCACATGAGCACGCAGATGACGCTGGACGAGATGGATGCCGCCATGGCCGCTCCCTGCGCGAACACGCAGTGCGCACAGCCCGCCGACAAGTGCAAGTGCAACGACGCACAGGAGGTCAAGATGACGCAGAAGCAGACGATCCAGAAGCTCCAGACGGTGGCGTACAAGCTCGACCTGACCGTGTCCATCCGCAAGAACAGCTACGGGGAGTACGAGTCCCGTGTGCGCGAGTACGGCACGCGCCGCATCCTCCTCGACTACTTCGCTGACACGTTCGAAGATGCCGTCCAGACCATCTCCAGCGTGCTCGCGGACGCGCAGAAGGAGGAGCAGGCGTACGAGCAGGAGCAGGACCGGGCGTACCAGATGGAGCTTCAGAGCACGCTCCACAACTTCGCCTCGCTGTTCTCCCGCGTGGGCTGCACGCTCATGATGCTGGATCACACCGTGCGCATGATCTCGCCTCGCACTGGCACGCACACGCTGAACATGACGCGGGGCGTGCGCCCGGTCAGCGACCTCGTCGCACACGCCTGTGGCTTCATCGAGCAGCAGACGCATCGGGCGTAGGACAGCCTCAGGGGATCGCCCTCACGGTCCCCTGACACGGTCTGACGCCATTCCATGGAGGAGTCAATGCGCGAGATCACGGTGCAGGTTGTCATGAAGCTCAGCAGCGAGACGTTCGACGCGGAGGTGCGCGAGATCGAGGCGACTCTCCTCCGCGCCGCGAAGCGCAAGCTCATCTTCAAGGACGAGTCGGCTTCGGTGTGCGTGATCATGGACCGCAAGGTCGAGGAGGGCGAGTGAGCTACGGGAGACGGTGCCGCAAGTGCGAGAGCCGCGACCTGACCGCGCAGCACAGGGGCCACAACCTTGGCATCCTCTGCGCGGCCTGCCACGTTGACGTGCGCACGTCGAGCACGCGCAAGGTTGCAGTGCGTGAGGTCGAGCAGCATGACCGCTACGCGCAGATGGCGGCCAAGTACGGTGTGAAGTGAGCCACAAGGTCCGGCTCATCACACGGTGTCTGCCTGACACTCCCATGGGCATCCCCAACGGGCAGATCGTCTACCACGCAGAGCAGCGTGACTACAACGTCCCCACGTCGCTCGTCGGGCGAGGCTGCGTCCTTGGACGTGGTCGCACCGCGAGCGAGGCAGTGTCTGACTTTGTGCGCAGAGCACAGGCTGACGGTGGCAGCATCACCATCGACAACGTCGAGTGGAACTGAGAGGGAACCATGCTGAGCTTGAACGGGAACTTCACCACGCTGGCCGACTTCAACCTGCGCGAGGCCGCCAAGCCCGTGCTCGACCGCCAGCGGGACGTGGTGCGCAAGCGCAAGGCGCGGGCGCTCGCGGCGGCGCAGAGGGAGCACGCCCGCAAGGTCGCACAGGCGCAGGCGCGTCTCGCGGTCGAGGCGCAGGCCCGCAAGGACAGCCTCTGCATCGTGTGCGCGGACGGTCGCACGATACGGCCCATCAAGTAGGTGAGCCTAGGGGCGCGGCGTTGCACGCAGGACAAGGGAAACCCACAAGGGGACGGCCCCGACCTGTCTGCTCTGTCGCGCCTCTACACGCATCTGCTTTCAATCACAGGAGAGTGTCATGAGCGACTACAAGGGACCGGCGACCACGTACCTGCACTCCATCACGGGCGGCGAGACGGGACTCAAGCCTGTCGAGTGGAACAGCAAGCCCGTCTGCGCCACCGATGGGTGCAACAGTGCCGCGCAGGGCAAGAGCAAGTACTGCCGCCCTCATGCGCGTGAGGCGCGTGCCTCTTGGCTCGACAAGGTCAAGGCCAGTGCTGAGGCTCGCGAGACGCGCAACGAGTCCTTCGCGGACCTGTTCCGCCGTGCGCATGAGGCTGCCCGCAAGGCGCACGCGGAGGCGATCCCCACTCCCATGGTGGTGCGTGAGACGAGCGGTCTGTCGGGCACGCCCACGGGCAAGGACTACTACGTGAGCGAGGGCGCGTGCGGCTTCGGCTCCGTTGTCGTTCGCCCCGGCAACTCGTCCTTCGCCCTGTGGCTGTGCCGCAATGGCTACGCTCGCAAGGCGTACGGTGGGGGCGTGCGCATCTCCACCAACTTCAACTCGCAGTCGGTGGCGCGTGCTGAGGCGGCTGCCTACGCTCTCGCGGACGTGCTGCGCGAGGCGGGCATCAAGGCGTACGGCACCAGCAACCTCGACTAGGGGAGGGACCATGAAGATCACAGTCGAGATCAACGTCGGCACCACGGGCTTCGCGCAGTCCTACACGGTGGTCGAGACTCGCGCACCGCGAGCCTATGACTACCACGGTGTGATCCAAGTCGAGGATGGCGGATCGTCGCGCATCGTTGCGATCCCCGACGAGGATGTGCAGATCCAGACGGCACGCTACCAGTCGGGTATGTACGGGGCGGCTGCCGTGAGCGAGTACGCGGACGAGAGCACACTCCTCGATCTGCTCGTTGCCCGCCTCATCACCGTCAGGTAGTACAAGGGACGTTAGTGAAGCGGCCCATGCGGGGCACCGGCATGGGGGCTAGCCAAGCACAGGTGCCACGCCCTCATTCACGGGAGAATTCAATGCGCGTGCTTGTAGAGATGATGGAGTACACGCTGTACACTGAGGCGAGTGGCGAGTGGACCATGCACGCCTTCGACGCCTCGCGCCCCATGGGCGAGCAGTACCTCTACACGGTACGCAACGTCTCGCGCACCGATCCCTTCGCCAGCGAAGTCTCGTACAACGCTTGGAGGTAGTCATGTACACGTTCAAGATCCGCGAGAGCAAGGGAGCCATCTGGCTTCGCGTCGAGGGCGACAAGGTCAAGGTCTGGAAGGTCTACAAGCCTTCGGAGATCCTCGACCTTGTCACTGAGTTGGACTGCTATGACAGTGGCGCGTACGACGTGCCCCGTCCTGCGTTCAACCCCTACTGAGGAGTGAGTCATGACCGATCTGGAGCTTCAAGAGGATGCGTGCCCTGCGTGCGGTGGCCCCGGCGTTGCCCTTGGCACGCTAGGCTACGTGCTGCACCTCCGTTGCCGTGACTGCGGCATGGACTTCAGCGTGGACTCGCCCGACTCTTACGAGGAGAACTAATGGATACCACTGCAAACAATCCCCGCTGGATCAACGACAATCCCTTCATCACTGAGTTTGCGGGGCTGCCTGTCGCGGACGTGCTCGCGGCCCACAAGGCTCTCAACGCTGGCTCAGGCGGCTACTGGTTGGGGCGCGTGCGCTACCAGTTGAACCTCATGAGCGTCTGGCACCGCGAAGAGATTCGCCGTGCTGTTGACCCTCACTCGTACAACGTCATTGTCGGGAGGTCGAGATGAGAAGCGACGTTGTCGGCGTGTGCCCCAACTGCGAGCAGTGGCAACGCAGGACAAGCGACGGGACCGGCGACTGCTTCAACGAGTGCCGGAAGAGAGGCTTCGCCCCCGGTGATGCACCCAAGGCTCTGAACAACAAGACTCCCCTCAACAAGACGTGCTTGAGCGACGGCGACTACACGCTCCTCGACGGGGCTGCGTGGCTCAAGGTGGGCGGCTTCGCCGTGCGCATCAAGAAGGACGATGAGGGAGTCATCGTGGACGTGTACAAGGACGGGCGCGAGGATGAGGAGTCCATCGTGTCCTGCTACGCTTTCGACAGTGAACTGGAGGAGATCTAATGGACCTGCGCATGAAGCTCAACGACGTGCTCGCATCTGCCCGTGACGGTCTGATCTACGACGAGGAGAAGTCAGGACTCAAGGCGCGACTCCTGACCGTCTTCGCGGACGTGCTGACGGTCCTCGACGGCCTCGACACACAGGAGCGCAAGGTCGATGCCCCGCCCACGGGCTGGCGTTTCTGCCTCGCCCTGCCTCAGGTGCAGGTCTGGGTCAAGAACCGCGACGAGTACGGTGAGACGGGGAGCTACGTGGATGCCCCGGAACGCTACGTGTACTTCATCGACGGCTACGTGACCGAAAGCAAGATCCTCGCGATCAAGCAGGTCCGCACCTTGTCCAAGACCCCTACCGGCGAGCACATGGGCCTCAAGGACGCCAAGGACTTTGTGGACAGCTTGCAGGAGCGAGCCGTTCGACCGACGAGAAGCAACTCCGGTCTGTAGTACTAGGCCGGGGACCAGACCTGATACGCAGACCAGCGCTTTACGCGCCCTGCGTGCTGTGGGATTGACCCATGAAACACTGGCAGATTACCCCATGGCGTTTGGTGATCAGGATGGCGCGTGCGCGTGGTAGGGGCGCACGCATTCACTCGCAGACATAGTGCTACGCTGTGGACCTGACCTTCATGGGGCGCTCGTCAGGGGCTAGCCATGACTGCCACAGCGTGGCCCTTTGTGTGTGAGTGAACTAGCCCACATAGTGGCGGGAGGTGAGTCATGCTTCCGGGGGCAGGGAAAGCCTGCCCATAGCCGTACGTTCGCAAGGGATCGAGGGACGTAGACGTGCTCTACGACTGTATAGCCTCAGCGGTCTAAGGCGGCGCACTTGACTGTGCGCACCAATCAGGGCAAGCGGTCTGGTCTTTAGCGTTGTGTGCCGGGTTCCCTACGTGTGCCTGACTAGCGCACGCACATCCCCGCACACACGCACATGGATAGCGGTCGAGCTAGTCACTCGCACTGGCCTCCATTGGAAGACTGCGCCGCGTATCTTGATTGCGGGGGTTCGAATCCCTCTACAGTCAGCACTCGATGAAGGAACGGGGCGTCTGAATGCACGCCCACCTTGCGCAAGCGAATGCCGTAGCAGACGAGCGTACTAGGAAACGCTTAGGCATCGTCAGACCAGCGTCCTCTGGTGCCCGGTATAGCCAAGCCGGGACATGAACGGTGCCCGTCTACTAGGGCAGTCGCCCTCGCGTTCCATGGCGCGTTATTCAAATCCCCGGCGTGCGATTCGGTGGCCGCTCGTACGGTTGAGTCCCCTACAGTAGGACGCTACTGCGGGCGTCACACGGGGCATGGAAGCACTTATTCATAGGAGATGTAATGGACAAGGTCGATCCGCTGAAGGTGAGCAACTTCAACCGCACCGACAGAGAGCTTGAGATCTTCTGGCTCTTCTGCGTCTGCGTGGCTGGCAAGAACGCAGACCAGACTGCCACCAAGGTCGCCACGCTGGCGGCTGGCGTGCCTCTGGGTGTGAGCGTACTGCGTTGGCTCGCCACTGAGCCGGACCTGCACAACCTGCTGGTCGCCAATCGAGTGGGGCAGTACAACAGGATCAAGCTGGCGATCAATCAGTCGGCTGAGCTTGACTTGCGCACTGCCACGCTGGAGCAACTGGAAGGTGTCTTCGGAGTCGGGCCTAAGACCGCCCGGTTCTTTCTCATCAATACCCGCCCCGGTATCGAGGTCGCCGTGCTCGACACCCACGTTCTCCGCTGGATCAGGGAGAAGACCTACTTCCCCGCACCCAACAGCACGCCCCCGAAGGGCAGTGCCTACACGTATTGGGAGGGCATTGCCCTCTCGCTGATCAAGCGTCACTTCCCCGGCCTGTCGCTGGCTGAGGCGGATCTGCTCATCTGGTCACAGATGAGTGGGAGGCTCTCCGATGACCCTGCGTTCCCCTGAGGGATCCGGTATCAAGGGAGGTAGGACGGCATACCACTCGATGCGTATGCTGTCTGGCCTTGCCCTGCTCAAGGAGTTTCCCCTCGACTCCGACTTTCTCATCACACTCATCGTCTACCACGCACGCCTTGCTGCGCGTGCTGCGCTCAACGGGATGTATCAAGGGAGGAGGCCACAATGAACCTCAACCTCAACGAACCTCGCACCGGCAATCTCATGCTCTGCGAATGTGGGCACCTCAAGGTGTTTCACTTCGCGCATCCGAAGTGGTACGGTGGCCCGCTCACTGACGGTGACCACTGCGCCCACTGTCAGGGAGCACCTAACACTCCCTCTGCCTGTCAGGAGTTCAAGGCTGGCTCGTTTCAGGGGTACAAGTTCGAACATGGAGGTGGTCATTGACTCTACATCTCAAGCCGCTGGACTTCTGGCAGGACGAGCACGCTGAGGAGGTGCCCATGCTGGACGAGCTTCGCTTCGAAGACGATTGCCCCTACCACGCTCCCTCTGCGTTCGTTGAGGCTCAGCGACTGGCCCGCATCGAGCGCAAGCGCAGGGACCGTGAGGATCTGCGCGAGGTGTGGCGTGAAGAGGTGCGTGCTCGCCGTCGCGAGAACGCTGCTCGCTTCCTGAGGAATGGACGATGAAGCTTGCAGCCCCCGCATTCGCCGTCGCCCTTCAGCGTGCGCTGTTCGAACACGCCATGAAGTGTCAAGGCTCGATCCAAGACTCTGTCTTGCTCGCGGCTGCCAAGCTGGAGCGAGGCGAGAAGGCTCCGCACTGGATTGCGGATCGCTTCGTTCCATTGGCTGGGCAGGACGCATACGGCACCGTCTGGATGATGCTGCCCGTGAGGGAGCAGGCTGAGATCGTGGACCAGTTCGTTTCTTAGGAGAGCATGATGCCGAAAGACTTCTGGCAGGAAGCATTCGATCAGGCTGTCGAGGCTGGCGCGGACCCCATGCTCGCGTCCAGCCTTGCCGACGAGGCTGTGGCTGACTTCCTGTCGAGCCAAGCCGACAACCTCTATGACCACTGGCGTGACATGGAGGCAGAGTGACACCAGAGGCGCAGTACGAGGTCGAGACAGAGACATACCTGCATCGTATGCGTACGGTGCGGGCTACCAAGCGTGAGTTCTACGAGGGGCTGCGGGCCGCTCTCGCGGAGCTTGAGATTGAGATTCAGGCTTGCAAGGAAACGCTCGATGACTGACAAGCTGAAGTACACCACCGTCGAAGCCGCGCAGAAGCTGAAGATCGGGAAGCAGTGGTTCCTCCTGTGTGCGAAGGCACTCAAGGTGCAGGCCACTGAGGTTGTCCGCACCGGGAAGCGGGGCCGCCCTGCTGACCTGTGGACCTTGGATCAGGTGCGTAAGGTCGAGCGTTTCATCAAGGGGTAAATGACATGAGCTTCGGAAGGAACATTCAGACGCTCTTCGGGGCGAGCGACCTGTGGCGTGGGCTTGGCCCGGATCGCCCTCTCTACAGCGTCTCGCTCAACGACAGCAAGGACATTGTCACCTTCACGTTTCAGGACGGTGGCATGATCCAGTACAGTGTCGAGGGTGACTGCTGCTCGCACTCTTGGATTGAGCACCTTGAGGTGCCCAATGAGGTGAACTACCGCACGCTCGTCAGCGTCGAGGATTCGCCCATGGACACGCCTGACGCCGCAATCCCCGACAACGAGTACGAGGTGATCCAGTCCTACCGCACCACGTTCCGCCTCGACAATGGCGAGGCGATCACGCTGGAGTATCGCAACTCCAGCAACGGCTACTACGGGGGCTACCTCATTCGCGTCAACTCTAAAGGCGAGCGTGACTACGGAGATGACGAGTGAGCGTCCGTAGATTCAAGGTGGACATGAAGGTGGACGGTGCGAAGCAATGCACCGTGGAGATCAAGCCGACTGCGGGGGGCACCGACGCCATCTTCACGGTGCGCCCCAAGTACTCGCGCACCTCGTACACTCTCATGCTGTCCGACGTTGCGCTGATTGCCGTGGCGCGGGCAGCCAAGCAGACGCTGGCGGCTCAGGGCATCAGCGTTCCCAAGCCCCGCAAGGGGCGCACGTATACCGCATCAACTCTGGTTTCTCTTCCCACTAAGGGGGAATGACAATGCTGGCTCAGGTTCTCATCGGGGCGTTCGTTGGACTGCTGTTCGCTGACCACTACAAGACCGACCGACTCAAGACCATCCTCTCGTCCATCGTCCTTGGGTTCATCAACGTCTGGATCTTTCTCCACCTCACGGTGAGGAAGGGCTGGAGCACGGGCAAGGCTGTGGGTGCCATCGTGATCGGGTACCTGCTTCTGTTCTGGATCGTGTTCACGTTCGCCTTGCTGATCGGGCTGGCTAACGCGGGCACTGTGGTGAGGAGCTAGTCATGGGCATCTGGATCGTGGAGTGGAAGCACAACGATGCGTGGCAGCCGCAGCCTTCTGCCACAAGGAAGACGCGAGCGGAGGCCCGCAGACTGCGCGACTTCATCTACCGGGTTCACCGTGACGAGGGCATCGACTGTGCCCCGATGCGCGTGCGCCGGTACGTGCGTGACCCCTTCATGTCTGCGAGGAGTTGGTAGATGCGCATCCACATCGAGCAGAAGGTCAAGGAAGACGATCACGGGCTGGCCGTAGATCACATCGACTATGACCAGTACCGCGAAGGCGTGGTCAAGGCATGGCAAGTGGTGACCACTGCCATTTGTCTGGAGACGGGCAAGAAGTCAGAGGCGGCGCTCTTCGGGATTGCCTGTCCTGAGGATGACACTTCCTACATCAAGGAGATCAAGGCTGAGCAGATCCGCGAGGTCTTGGGCGAGCTTGGCTTTGAGTGGGAGTGAGCCATGGACATTCTGATTGAGCGTGACGGCAACCGGTTCCTGCTGACCGGAAAGACAGACAGGGGGCGCGACTTTCTGGATGAGACAGCCACCGCATCCAGTGAGTGGTGGGGCAAGAGCCTCATCGTGGCACGGTGGCAGATGGAGAGCGTGAGCGGGGCTGGCTTCGCCAAGGGGTTAGAGTTTCGCTACGCATAGGAGAGAGAAAGAAATGACTACCACGGTTCAGACTACGGTGACGGTTGACGGTCAGGTGCGTACGGTGAGGCTCCCTTCGGCCACGCGCCCCGACGTGAACCACACGATCCTGCTGGCTTGCTCCTGCGAGGGCTTCCAGTTCAACGGCTACTGCTACCATCTCGCGGACGCCGCTCTCGTCCTACGTGAGGATGGCAGGGCGCAGGGCGCTCGCGTCCGTTCGCGGCTGAAGCGTTAGCTATGTGCATCTGCGGGGGCGTCGAGATCGCAGCAATCGTCATTGGAGGAGGAGTCGCCATGAAGACGTTGAAGGTCAAGATGCCCCCGCTGGTGCAGTTGGTGGGCAAGGTTCGCCGGGGCGTGCGCCCCGGTCAGGTATTCAAGGACAAGCGCAAGGCTGCGCGAGTCAACGAGCGAGCACAGGCTCGCGTGGAGATGAGTGAATGACCGAAGTCACGTTGATGGTCACTGACGAGACGGCACGCCATCTGGAGCGGCTGATCCTGACGGGGCGTGTCAATGCGGTCGGAGGAAAGTCCTACGAGGCGTACTGCCTCGCTCTCATGAGTCGCCCGATCAAGGGTGACCGCTGGCTCAAGCTGCCTCGCTTCTGCGGCTGGGCACGCCTCCCCAAGCGTCTGAGCTACGGAGGCTAGGATGCCTCAGGTCGCAATCGGATTCATCCTTGGGTGGCTGGCGTATCACTTTGTCATGAACCGCACGATCATGATGCGTGAGTGCTGCGTCAAGCACTTCAAAACTCACAACGTCTGCCCGTGCGGGGACTGTCGAAGGGATCGAGATGCTGCGGATAACCGCTGACGTTAATGGTCGCCTGATAGGCTACCTATACATTCACAACACTGGTCGCCACAACAAGGACAACGTCTGGCAGTACGACGCTGCCACTTGGAACCCTTCGGCGCAGGATGGCACCTTTGGCGTCGAGAGCGTAGAGCATCACAGGGATGAGCCATGGGCCGCATTGGTGGGCAGGGTTGCTGCCAAGGGAGCGCTGTGATGCGCAACCACTACTACAAGTGCCGTGACGCCTTTGCCCGCGCTTACGACGAGACGGTACATAACGCAGCCATGCGTCTCTCCAGCAACAACCGCAGCAGCAAGTCTGATCTGTGGGCCATGACGTTTGAGTTGGACTACGGCTTCGACGTTTGGGTGGAAGCCGCTAAGGTGAACGGAGACATTCGATGAAGACCCTGATCGACCAGTTGAAGGCTGCCCGTGACTGCGCAACGCCGCTGCTCGCGATCACCACGCCTGACCAGCCTGCGGTGGCTCATGCTATCGCGCAGGCTCTCAACGGTGACAACCCGGTCATCTCTTGGGACCGTACCAATGGCTTCCTGCCCCGCAACAAGAAGGGCAAGGAGGCACTGATCTCCCTCTGCCAGTCTGCGGAGATTGATCAGGACATGATCCAAGTGATCACCTGCGAAGCGCACACTGCCATGAGACACGCAGCCAAGCTGGTGGCGCACACCGTCCTGATCGCGTACAGCTTCAACCGGTTCCTCCATGAGGAGCAGGTTGGGCAGACGATTCAGGCTGTGCTGAACCTGCGCGACCTCTTCAAGGGGGACCAGCGCACGCTCATCATGCTGGCCCCGGACTTCAACCTGCCTATCGAGATTCAGCATGACGTGATCATGCTGGACGATCCGCTCCCTGCGGATGATGGCTACGGCACGATCATCAAGGATCTGTACGAGGGGGCTGGACTGAAGAAGCCCGCCCCAGAGATCGTGAACGGTGGCACGCGAGCCGTGCGTGGCCTGTCAGCGTTTGAGGCTGAGCAGGTTCTCGCCATGGCTATCGCTGGCACTGGCATGAAGCACCTCGACCTCACGTCGGCATGGAAGCTCAAGCAGGGCGCTGTGGGCAAGGTGCGTGGCCTTACCATGACGCTGGACGGTCCTGACAAGAGTGAACTGCGCGGCCTCGACAACGCTATCGAGACGCTGGACTCTCTATGGGACGGCCCGGAGCCGCCTGAGCTTGTCATGCGCGTGGACGAGTTCGACAAGGCTTTCGACAACCTGAAGGGTGGCGGCGACAACACCGGCATCACGCAGGACTTCCACCAGCAGTTCCTTGTGAACATGGAAGACAACGGCTGGCTGGGTGCTCTGCTCTTCGGCGTGCGTGGCGGCGGTAAGACGGTCCTGTCTCAGGCTATCGGCAAGGCGCACGGTGTGCCGACGATTGCGTGGGACATGGGCCAGATGAAGCAGTCCCACGTCGGGGAGTCGGAGTCGAATATCAGGGACGCCTTCCGCACGGTCAAGAGCATTGGTGGCTCGCGTGTGCTCGTCCTTGCAACGTGCAACAAGATGGACGTGTTCCCTGCTGAGCTTCTGCGCCGCTTCAAGTTGGGTGTGGTCTACTTCGATCTGCTCAGCAAGGAAGAGCGTGACGCTCTCTGGCCGATCTACCTCAAGAAGTACGGGCTGAAGCTCGACGCCAAGCGGCCCAACGACGAGGGCTGGACTGGTGCTGAGATCCGCAACTGCTGCGAGCTTGCGTATCGTCTGCGTCGGGACATTCTGGAGGTTGGTACGAACATGATCGTGCCCGCCACCAAGTCCGACCCTGAGGGTATCAAGCGGCTGCGCGATCAGGCTCAGGATCGCTACGTGTCTGCTGCCTACAAGGGCACGTACAGCAAGCCCACCATGGACGTTGCGGCTGGCCCGGTGGCACGCAGCCTCAACTTCGCGGCCAAGCAGTGAGCGTCAACGATCCTCGTCTCCCACTGAGCGAGTGCAAGGTGGGGGACGAGGTTGTCATTGGTGGCACCATCGACTACAGGAAGGACCGCACGGTCTGGCTTGTGCTCGATGGTGTCATGCTGGGGCGTGTGGTGAAGGTACCAGACGATGTGCTCGCAAGGGTGGCTGGCACCTCGCCCACGTACAACCGCGAACCACTGAGCGATCAAGAGAAGCACCAACGCAGTCTCGCCGCGCAGAAGCGCTATCGCGAGAAAAAGAAGGAGGAGAAGCATGGGGTCCAAGACGATCAATATCGACCCTGACGGCACAGTGCTGTTCATCCACAGCGACGAGATCTCTTCATTGATGCAGTCGCTGGAGCCTTACGAGATGAAGACCACGCGAGCCTCTCACGTCGAGCCGACTAAGGATGGCAAGGGTTGGACAGTGGACATGGCACCTGTGGGTGGCGGCCTGTATGGGCCATTCGAAACCCGCAAGTTCGCCCTGCACTTCGAAGTCGAGTGGCTCAAGGCCAACAGGGGATTGTGATGAGCACCTCTAGGGGCGTGTTGGTCGTAGTGGGAGTGACGCTGATCATGCATGGTTGGCCCATTATTGGGACGGTCCTGCTCTGGGTGGGCCTAACGAGCGACGATGAGGATGGCAAGTGAAGATCTCTACCATGAGCATCGTGGTTGGGACAGCCGCCTGCAATGCGGGCTGTCCCTTCTGCGTATCGAAGATGACTCCTGCGAATGGAGTCTTGACCATGCCGCAGCCTGTGCGGTGGGATCGCTTCCGTAAGGCTGTGCAGTTCGCTGAGCGTATGGACGTGACCACTGTGATGCTCACAGGGAAAGGTGAGCCTACGCTCTTCCCGCAGGATGTGTTGGAGTATCTCATCCGCCTCGACCATGCATTCCCCTTCATCGAGCTTCAGACCAATGGGCTGACGCTTGACCGGGGCTGGCTGAGGAAGTGGCAGCCATGGGGGTTGACCACGGTGGCCCTCTCAGTGGTCCACTACCTGCCCGCTGTCAACCAGAAGGTCTACTACGCACACCGACCGGGCGTGGAGTACCCTGCACTTGAGCCGATCATCGAGATGCTGCACGATGAGGGGCTAAGCGTCAGGCTCTCTACTGTCATGATCAAGGGAGGCATCGAGAACGCTGCTGAGCTTGATGCCATGATCAACTTCTGCCGGGAGAACAAGGTCGAGCAGTTGTCGATTCGGCCCGTGACGCCTGCGGTCAACTCGCTCGACGCCAACGTGGTCGAGTGGATTAAGCGCAACCACGTATACCCTGAACAAATCGATAGCGTAGCGATCCACCTGCGAAGCGAGGGGAAGCTGCTGCTTACACTTCAGCATGGTGCTGAGGTGTTCGACGTGCGCGGCCAGAATGTCTGCCTGACTGACTGCCTGACTGTCCCGAAGGGTGAAGAGATCCGACAGGTGATCTTCTTTCCTGACGGGCACCTCAGGTATGACTGGCAGTACGAGGGCGCGATTCTCATGTGAGGGAGGATGCCATGAAGCACAGACTCATCATCTACGGTAAGGACGGGCTGCCTGAGTACGATGGGCCTGTGCCTGAGAAGGCCGTTCGCAACCTCTACAAGTGGTTTCTTGAGGATTACAAGGGGCTGCCGTCCTACAACGACGCACTCGCCAATTACGCTGAGGAGCATAAGCATGACTGAGATCAAGACCGCCGAAGCCATTCAGGATGAGACGGTCATCCTGTCACTCGACCTTGGAAAGGTCACCAACCGTCGCATCGTCGCGTCGGACTCCGAAAACATCGACACTGAGATCGACCGCAAGATGCTGCACGTCGGCATCGACCTGTTCGACTCCAAGGAACTGCGGGCCTGCATCAACTACCAGCAGTCGGTGAAGTACGAGGTCAAGAAGAAGTTCGCCATGCCGTCCTTCCTGAAGGGTGGGATGTACATGGTGAAGGTCGAGGCGATCCCGCACGTCGAGGCGATCCTTGTGCAGGCCGCCGCCAACTTCCCCGCTGTGATCGAGGCTTTCGTTGCCGTTCTGGACGAGCGCCGCGAGGAGGCTAAGGTGCGCCTCAAGGGGGAGTACGACGAGAGCAACTACCCGGACGCTGAAGAGGTGCGAGAGAAGTTCCGCATCGAGTGGTCTTGGTACTCTGTCGGCACGCCTGACTCCCTGAAGAAGATCTCCGAAGAGTTCTTCAATCAGGAGAAGGAAAAGCACGCCAAGTCGCTGGAGGCGGCTAGCGACGGCATCAACAGCTTGCTGGCGGCTGAGGCTGCCAAGCTGGCGAAGCACCTTGTCGAGCGGCTCACGCCTGACGAGGAGGGCAACCAAAAGCAGGTTCGCAAGAGCGCTGTGGATAACATCAAGGGCTTCCTTGAGACGTTCCAGCTTCGCTCCGTGAAGACAAGCGAGGAGCTTCAGGGGCAGATCGCCAAGATCAGCGGGTTGGTGTCGGGCGTGGACGCTCGCGATCTGCGCGTCAACGACACTTTGAGGGCAACCGTCTCCGACGGCTTCAAGGAAGTGGCGGCGGCCCTCGACGCCTTGGTGATCGCCAAGCCGAAGCGTTACATGGGAGGTGCGCAGTGACGGAAGGCGTCATGGACGGTGTCCTATACGAGCGGGCGCGGGCGGATCGGGCTGAGCGAAAGCTCGACCGCCTGCTTGAGGGGCTGGAGGGGCTGGGCTGGCCGTGCAAGCTTGAAGACCTTCCAGCTTTCCTGAAGTCTCAGAATCAGGAGATCATGCGCCTGCGTACCCTGCTCCGCATCGGCGGGATCGAGGAGGAGTGATGCGCAAGTTTCTACGGTACGTTACTGTGGCAATCGTTGCGACTCTGTGCGGGGCAGGGGTAGCGTTTGCTTGCACGGGCTTCTTGACTGGAGAGCAAGTGGTTACCAACAAGAAGACCGGGCGCGTCATCCGGCTGTGCTACTATGATCATCTTGGTGATCCCCTTGTGATCACGGTCCCCTCGCACAGCTTTTGCCGTACCACGCTGAACGTCGCGCATCCCGGCGAGGATCGAGATGGCGACGGCAAGGACGATGACGAGGAGGAAGAGTAAATGAGCGAGCGCAACAACGGTACACTGGTCACTGCCCTAGTGGTGTCTTTGCTTTATCTGGGGCTTTGGCTGTGGTGTCAAGTGACTGGCGAGAAGCCAGAGATGGAGAGCTAGATGAGTCACGTTTCGCAGTGCAAGTTGGTGATCAAGAGTCTCGATGCCATGGAGAAGGCGGCCTGCCGGTTGGGCGGCGAGCTTCAGCGTGGCGTGAGCAAGGCGCGGATGTTCTCCAGCGGGTTCGTGGATGACTCGCAGGGCTGGAAGGAGTTCTTTTCGCCTGAGGAGGCTGCCCGTATCGCCAAGCTGAACACGATGGATCGTCGCAAGATCATCAACGATGCTATGTCCAGCTTCGACCACGTCATCTCCTTCAAGGGAGCGCAGTACGACGTGGGCGTCAAGCAGGTTGAGGATGGCACCTACAGGCTCCGCTACGACGAGTGGGGATCTGGCGGGCTGGGCCGCATCATGGGTCCGGGCGGTGGAAAGTTCAAGCAGGCATACGCTATCGAAGCCGCGAAGAAGGCTGTCAAGGCTCGCGGGTATGCTTGCAAGGAAACCGTCAACAAGCAGGGCCGTGTGCAGCTTGAGGTTCTGGTCAACTAGATGCGCGTCAAGACCTACAACGGCTCTACGGAGTGCGAGTTCGAAACCTTCGCAGCCGTAGAGCCGAAGCTAAGGCAGATCAGGGACGACTTCCGGGCCAAGAAGATCGACGCCGATAAGGTGTTCATGCTGGTGCGCCCGCTCTTCGGAACGGATCGAGTCCACCGTGAATGGCCGAAGGTGGTGGATCAGCTTCAGAACACTCCTGCCATCGAACGCTGGCAGCAGTGGGTGAGTGAAGATCCCACCCGCATCAAACTGTTCTACTCGCCGGAAGTGGTAAGTGGGACCATCACACAGGAGGATGCCAATGTACCTTGACGGGCGTATGCAGGCTGTCGAGATGTTTGAGGCGGGCTGGCCCCTGAAGGATATGCTGCGCTTCGCTCAGTTCGCTGTGGAGTTCCGTAAGGGCGACAAGGTTTCCATGGGCTTCATGGATGCCGTGATCGAGCGTTGCTGATGGGCTGTCAGTTTTGCGGTGGCATCGGGGGCACGCTGGCAACCATCCCCGGTTGGGGGCCAAACGTCTTCTGCACTACCTGCCGGAAGCTATTCGCCCCTGAGGTTTGGATGCCTCATGGGGCGAAGCCGTCATTCACGTTCATGACTACCATTCCGTACGCAGAGCCGCAGGTTCTCACTTGCGCAGATGATGGAGAGCTTTGATGAAGAAGATTGTGATCACGTTCGATGGTAACGGTGACTCTAGCATCGAAGCCTTTGGGTTTACCGGAGGCGAGTGCCTCAAGGCCACTCAGAGCATCGAGGAGGCTTTGGGCAAGGTCGGTGGTCGCTCTATGAAGAGTGGCGAGGCTGGCAGGGTAGACCAGAAGGTACTCGCACGATGATGGGCGTGGCGTGGGTCAAGCTGATGTGGGCATGGGTGATCGGCCTGCTGGCGATCTTCCTGCCCATCGAGTTGTACGCGGCGAAAGCCACGCCCGGTAAGAGCGACACGTTCAGCGAGTTCACATGGTGGGCGTTTGGGGTTAAGCCTCGCAGGGACGGGAAGCCTATCCGCTTCAGGTTCCTACGTAGGCTGGTCCTTGGCCTGTTCCTGTTCGCACTGTACCTGCACCTCGTATTCGGCATGTCTGTGGTGCCAGTAATCCTGCTGGCACCCTTCATTGGTGGAGTGATCTTCTATGCGCTGCTGCGCGAGCGTAGCTAGCCGGACCCTGATCATCATGCTGGCTTCGGCATACACGATGCTGACGGCCTGCAAGGGCAACTACGAACCTTTCACGCAGCCGGATGCTGTGTCGGTAAATCAGGAGTACATGCTGAGTCAGGTGCAGAGGTTCGAACCCATGCTGGGCATGGGCATGTTCGTCGCTACGTTCCAAGATCCTCCCACCTCTACATACGCGGGCTGGGCGGATTGCAAGCCCGGTGGAAGAGCACCGTGGTACGTTCACTTCAACAAGGATTACATCGAGACGTTGGGGATGGATAGGCCAGCCCCGAATGGACAGATGGGGCGCGATTACATGAGCGCTCTAGTGGCCCATGAGATGTGTCACCACTGGGTGACCAAGAATCATGGAAAGTGTTACGACGAGGTCGGCGCAGAGCTATGCGGCCACAACCTCGTCGCCTACGGGAGGCCAAATTAGATGAAGAGACTAGCTGCCGTATTCGCCAGTGTTGTACTAGGGGCATTGCTGATCACTCAGTCATGCCAGAAGGACAGTCCCACCACCGTCCCTGATCCAGCGGCAGAGCCGACCATTGCCCCCGGTCAGGGCATCGTGAGCGTGACACCCGTTACGCCCACTGCGCCGACGCAGCCTGAGAATACTACGCCCGACAATACGCTCGTCCGCATTGACGAGCAGGGCAACGTCACGCTGTATGCTCCTCGCGAGTGGACCGCGTGCGTCTACAAGTACACGGACTACCAGAACCAGACCTATTCGCACAAGTTTTCAGTGAAGGAGGGGTTCAATCCATTCATAGCAGGCCCCTTCTGTGGGGACTTCTGGATTCAGGTGGACGTACAAGCCGGGACTGAGTGCCCTGTGGATCCATGGGCTGGCCCCTTCCAAGGCTTCAAGCTGTCTCTTATACACATCTGACGCTGCCGACGATCTACTCTGTGTAGAT